AGCTTCCCAAGCTGAGGGTCACGAGTTCGAGCCTCGCTTGCCGCTCTTCTGAAAATCAGGCAGTTACAAATAAAGTAGCTGCCTTTTTCTTTATATATGCCATATAACATGTACGTTTTTGGGGGTTATTAGGGGTTGTTACCCTACCTTTGTATGCAAATCCTATGCAAATTTTCAGATATGCATAAACTAAAAACATAGATATATGGCAACGGTTAAATTCTACCTTGATAAAAGAAGACAAAAAAAAGATGGTACTTATCCGATAAAGTTGAATGTATTCCACAACAAACAAATAATGATAGCTACGCAGCTAAGTGCATCGGAAAAAGAATGGAATGGGAACGAATATTCTGTGCGTGCACAAAATTACAAGCCGAGAAATATAGTTGCCCGTGGAATAATAAACAAGGCGGAAACAGTAATATTTACTTTAGAGCAACAAGAAAAGTTGAAATCAACTACAGACAAAGCTTTGAAGAAGTTGATAGAGGACGCTATAAGTAGCAAGGTTGAAAATCAAAAGACGTTTCTCTATTATCTTGATGAATTCGTTTCCAAGAAAACTAATCAGGGAACTAAGTCTATATATACAACCACAAGAAACAAGATTGAGGAATACGATAGTCATTGTACTTTTGAGAGCATGGATAAGTCATGGCTGGAAAACTTTGAAGCGTGGATGGCAAAGACGATGAAGGTTAATGCCTACGCTATTCATTTACGGAACATACGTAGTGTATTCAACTACGCCATTGATGAGGAGTACACAACATTGTATCCATTCAGAAGGTTTTCAATAAAGAAAGAGGAAACCCGAAAACGTAGTCTTACAGCAGAACAACTTAGGTTATTGAGAGATTATCCATGTGAGGAATACCAGATTAGATATAGGGATATGTTCATGCTCATGTTCTATCTCATAGGAGTAAATGCAGCCGATTTGTTTAACGCAAAACATTCTGCATTGGTAAATGGTCGTTTTGAATATAAAAGAGCTAAGACGGGGAAATTATACAGTATTAAAGTAGAACCGGAAGCGCAGGCTATAATTGAGAAATACAAAGGGAAGGATTATCTTCTTAATATAATGGATGAATACGGAAATTACAAGGATTTCCTACATCGTATGGGAATAGGGTTAAAACAGATTGGAGAGACAGAAAGGAAGGGATTGGGAGGGAAAAAGAGTAGAAATCCTTTATTCCCTGATTTGTCTTCATATTGGGCAAGACACACATGGGCCACGGTAGCGGCAGAGCTCGATGTCCCCAAAGAGGTAATCGCCCACGCGCTTGGGCATAGTTGGGCGAACAGCACAACGACTGACATCTATATCCATTTTGACATGCGAAAAGTAGATAAAGCTAATCGGAAAGTTATCGATTATGTAAATGTTTTTAAGAAGTAATAAGGAAGTGGGGAGATAAATATTTTCGATAATTATACCAGTTATTTCGGATAGATAGGTATGATATTCCAAATAATTACATATCTTTGCGAAAGCATGTCAAGTGGCATGCTTCCCATACTGACGAAAAGACATGAAAAAACTTACAATCAAACAAGAGAATTTTTGCAACTACTACATCGAAAGCGGCAATGCTTCCGATGCTTATCGTCGTGCCTATTCGTGCGAGAAGATGAGAGACAAACAAGTGTGGGAAGAATCTTGCAAATTGTTGTCTAACCCAAATGTAGCCCAAAGGGTTAAAGAGTTGCAGGAAGAACAAAAAAACAAATCAGACATAACTAAAGAACGCATTCTACAAGAATTGTCCAGTATAGCTTTCTCATCCATTGCCAGCATGCACAATACATGGATAGAGCGTAAAGAATTTGATGAACTCTCTGACAAAGAGAAATCGGCAATAAAAAGCATATCCACCAAAATATTGAAAAAAAATATCGGAACAAGTGATGCTCCGGAAATTGTAGATGTTGAATATGTGAAGATAGAACTTTATGATAAGATAAAGGCTATTGAGCGTATATGTAAAATGCTTGGGTTTGATGAGCCTACCGAAATAGAGATGAATACCAGCAAACCCATAAGTGTCGAGGATGCAAAGAAACTGATAGAAAGGCTATGATGGACGGTGTACGGTATCTACAAGCATTTTGTATGTCGGGCGTTCTCAATTACACAAAATTTTTCTTTAAAAGTAAAACAGGGCGCAAATTTGTGGTGAGCAGACACCATGAACGCATATGCAATATGTTGGATGATGTTATTTCCGGAAAAATTCAAAAACTGATAATCAATATTGCACCACGATATGGAAAGACCGAATTAGCCGTAAAGAACTTTATATCATACGGATTGGCACTCAACCCTTCCTCAAAGTTTGTCCATCTCTCATATTCTGACGATTTGGCTCACGATAATTCAGAAGAGATTAGAGACATAGTTAAATCAGAAGAGTATCAACAGCTGTTCCCGTATGTCCAGATAAAGAGAGGAACAGACAGCAAAAAGAAGTGGAGTACCACTGCTGGCGGTGGTGTATATGCGGTGTCAACAGGTGGACAGATAACGGGATTTGGCGCTGGAGAGGTGGACGATATAGATGATAAAGAAACAGAAAAAGAAATAGATAGCATATTAAAGGGGGCAAGGTTTTCCGGCGCCATTGTCATAGACGACCCTATTAAGCCGGAGGATGCTTTGTCTGACGTGAAAAGGGAAAAGGTTAACCAACGCTTTGAAACTACTATCCGTAACCGAGTGAACAGCCGAAATACCCCGATTGTAATAATCATGCAGCGCCTGCATGAGAATGATTTGTGCGGCTATCTTATGAAAACAGAGCCAGGGCAATGGACTGTTCTTTCATTGCCGGTCATAGAAAAAGAAGCGGACGGGAAAGAATTTCCTTTGTGGGAATTTAAACACACATTGGATGAATTGCATAATCTTAATAGAATAAATCCATTCGTCTTTGAAACACAATATATGCAGAACCCTACACCTATAGAAGGTCTTATGTACGGTACATTCAAGACTTATAGGGAAATACCATATACCAACCGTGCCATTCGGAAAAATTATACCGATACCGCAGATACGGGCAGTGACAGATTATGTTCCATAGATTATGTGGATACAGAAATAGGCAACTTTGTTTTAAGCATACTATATACGGACGCTCCTATGGAGGTTACGGAGCCGAAAGTTGCAACCATGCTTGCTAAGGACGGAATAACCGTGGCTAATATCGAAAGCAATAACGGTGGACGTGGTTTTGCCCGAAACGTAGAGCGGCAATCACGCATAATGGGCAATAATGAAACAGAAATAAAATGGTTTCATCAGTCGGGAAATAAGGAAGTTCGAATATTTACCCACTCCGCTGAGGTTATGAATCTTACATATATGCCAGAAGGTTGGGAAGTGCTCTTTCCTGAGTTTTATGCAGAGATAAAATCTTTTAGGAAGTTCGGGAAAAACGCACATGATGATGGGGCAGATGCTCTTACCGGAACCGTAGAAAAACGCGGAGATTTTGAATATGACAGCTATGAGGCTGCGACAGTCGCATTTTCCGGCATTCCAATTGTAGAAATACATCCACTGCTTAATGGGCGTTTTCTGTATGCGAAAGCGTATGTTGTACATGATACAATATATGTGGACGATGCGTATATAGGAGAATTGATTCCCATCAAAGAAATCGCCGCGCTGGTCGCTGGTGCCGATGTAAACATCGAGACTTCGCAGGCAATGCTTCATTATATACGCGATTATAGGGCTGAAATAGGTGATGTGTGGGCAAGGCAAGAAAATACAGGAAAACTTTCTTATATTGAAGCATTTAAGGGGCTAATTCGAGATTTTAAATTCAAGAGGGATAATAAAATGTCCTTATTTATGCGTAATCTAATGGACTATGACGGCAAAGATGTCTATGAAGCAATGTATGTATTGTGTTGTATAGCGGATAGAGTAAAAAGAAAATCAAAAAAATAATCATAAAAATGATGTTTGTTATTTGGAATTAGTCTAAATAATATATATATTTGCACACGTAGGGTCACTACAAGCGTGTGAAGTTGCACGCAACCGTATTAATGGACTAAAACACTAAATATATGGGAGTGGCCGCATTAATTTGCTGTCACTCCTGCTTTGTATATGGGCATATTTACTAAATTTTGGAAGCCAGAGAATAAAAAGTCTATTCCGATGTATGATAATGTAAATCGGGTAGAAAGAGATGCAGCAGGAAACTACTGGTTTTTGTCCGATTTGTTCGGAAGGCGTTCCAAATGGAAAGTGTATTATGACATGACTAACAATTTGGATAAAGCCGGAGCGCTTGTTTCCTGTACGCCTTTCTTCACTGTAGTTGATAAAATCGGCTCTATGATGTCCCGTGGTATTCCTTATGTGGTAGATAAGGATGGAAATGAAAAAAGGACATTTGCCGATATACGTAATATACTCAACGCTCCCAATCCGCTGCAAACATTCTCTTCATTTATAAAGCAAATTGAAATATGTCTTAAGGTATTCGGCTATTGTCCAATTGTTCTTGTTAGAGCGACAAAAACAAGCACTCCTAAGGCAATGTGGATAATTCCACCTGAGATTTTCCATATGGAAGGAACCGGTAAGGTGTTTCGCCAATACGAACTGAAAAATATTATATCAAGTGTATATATAGACTGTAACGGAACTCGATTAGAGTTGGAGGATTATGAATACCTTGTAATATATGACAGCAATATAGTAATAAATAGCGGTGCGACTGCTGATGTCAAATTTGAGTCCGTTTCAGATAGCCTTTCTCAGCCTATATCAAACTGGGTAGCTTCTATGTCTGCAAGCCATACATTGCTTGTAAATGGTGGTCCTAAAGGCGTGCTCTATAATGATTATACTGACCAGATGGGAAATGTTGCCCTTTCCTCGGAAGATGAAAAGGATATAAAGGACAGATTTAAACGTGATTATGGCTTAGTAAACAAGGAATATCCCATTTTGGTGACACGTTACAAATTAGGATGGCTTCCTCTTGATTTTAATGCTGATGAATTAAAACTTCATGAAGAGGATAAGAGGTGTACAGATAAGATTGCCAATGCAATGGGTATAAATGCCAATCTTTTTACGGACGCCAAATACGACAACCTTGAAAGTGCCGGGAAAAAGGCTTATCAGGACGTAATCATTCCAGATAGCCGAAAGATAGCAGAATGTCTTTCAAAAGCCATATGTCCGGAAGGTGTTTTTATTAAGATTGATTTTACAGATGTTGAATGCCTTCAAACCAATAAGGAGACAGAAGCCAATACTTTGGTTAAAGTTGCTGATGCCTTACAGAGATTGATAGATAAGTCTTTGATAACACATGATGAGGCGCGTATAGAAGTTGCAAAATACATAGATATTGACCCGGATAATCCAAAAGGAGATTTTGATAGCAGTGCAGCAAGCAGTGCATCTGTTGAAAATAACGTCAATAACAGTAAGGAAAATGGAAACAATGACAAATAAATACAAAGATAAGATGGGGATGCAGTATAAATTGTTCTCCATAAACTCGAAGGATGTCCAATATAGCCCCGAAAGCCGGACTATCAGCGGATACGCTGCTGTATTCGGAAACATGGATAAGGCTCATGATATTCTATTGAAAGGTTGCTTTTCAAAAAGTATCAATGAAAGAGGGCCGCAAAGCCAGGCAAATGACAAAATTATACTCCTTTGGATGCACGACATGTCAGAGCCTTTGGGATTTATTACAGAATTGAAAGAAGATGATAGAGGGCTTTATTTTGAGGCGCGCATAGATGAGATTGAACTTGGAGATAGGGCCATAAAACAACTTGAGTCAGGCACGCTTAATCAATTCTCTATTGGCTATGAGTATGTATGGGAGAATTGCGAATGGGATTACGAAAAAGAAGCCCTGATTGTTAGAGAGGTTAAGCTGTATGAAATATCGGTAGTATCAATTGGCTGTAATGGAGAAACTGAGTATTTGGGGTTGAAGTCAATTGAAGACTACGAAAACGCTTATAAGGATTTAAGCGGTGAAATTTCCTTGTTATGTAAAAATATGAGTACAACCAAGCAACAGTGTTTGCAAAAAATTATAGCCAAAGCAATGTCACTTGCATCTTTTAGGCCGGACGGTGTTATACCTGCTCCACCCAAAGGGATGGAAGCCGGCAGTAATGGCAAAACGGAAGAAAAATCATTATGTAATTTATTAAAACTAAAATCGGTATGAAATTAGGATTTTTAGAACTTATGGACACATCCGGCTTGTCCGAAGAAAACAAGAAGTTTTTTGAATCTTTGGACGAAAAAATGGGAGAAGCCTTTGAAAAACAAGTGAAAGGCTATCTTGCGGATGAAGTGAAATTGGAAGATTTGCGTAAATCCATAAAGGATGCCGCTGATTCCATAAATGACATCAAGGAAAAGGATTTTGCCGGCATTGACAAAAAGACTTTTGAGGAGAAGGTTAATGAATTGGAGAATGCCATTTTACGTGTAAAGGCTTCTACCGAAGTAGGTAAAAACGGGGAGGTAAAGATTAAATCTGTTTATGAGCAGCTACACGAACAGCTCAAGGAGTATATTGCTGCGGACAAGAAGGGCGTTATGTCTCTTGATTTGAAATCGGCTTGTCAGTCGGCTCCCGGCAATAAGTTGGGATTAAATCTTGTGCTGGAAAAGAAAGACGCTGCAACTATTACTTCCGGGTCCCTTGCTCCGCATTACGGACTTGAGGTTGACCCAAATTTATCAGTCAATCCGAGAGCGCAAACCGTCATTAGAAAATATGCAAATGTATCAAGCACAAATAATAGGGCTTTGGTTTATGCGGAATATACAAGCAAGGACGGAGATGCTGCATGGGTTCCTGAAGGTGGGCTAAAGCCTTTGATGGATGCGACATTGACAGAAAAAACAATAACCGCTGCCAAAGTGGCTATTGCTGCTAAATTTACAGAGGAAACGCTGTCGGATTTTCCCAGCTTCGTCAATGAAGTTGAAACGGAAATGGTAAATAAACTTGGAATCAAAGAAGAGCAGGGAATTTTGTCAGGCAATGGCTCTAGTGGAGAAATAAAAGGCGTTGCATCGGATATGCCGGCATTCTCTCTCTCTACTTTCTATGTTGAGAAGCCAAATATGTTTGATGCTCTTGTGGCTGCATATTCGCAAATTGTATCCACCAGCGAAATGGCTTATCGTCCGAACCTTGTACTGATGAACCCATTGGATTACGCGTCCATGCAGTTGGCTAAGGATGCTAACGGTCAATATCTCCGCCCATTCCGATATGGAGATGAATTGATTCAGGGATTGCGTGTAGAAACGACCACAGCAGTAAAACAAGGAGATTTCATCATGGGTGATTTCTCATACTTGAATATTCGTGACTTGTGGGTATTGTCTATTACCTTAGGATGGGAGAATGACGATTTCCGCAAGAATATCGTGACTGTAATCGCAGAGAAGAGGCTGATGTGTTATATCAAGTCGCAATATAAGACCGCATTTGTAAAGGACACATTCTCTACTGTAATAGAAGGTATCACTCAAGAAGCATAAGGAGAATAATTATGGGAAAAGAATATAGAATAAACCTGACTAAGCGTTATAACGTAACATTTGTCAAGGATGGTGTGAAGTATAAAACAGGCGATGAAGTTTCAGTCGGAATGGCTCTTGCGAGCAAGTTTTATGCCGAGGGTAAAATTGAAGCGACAAACGAACTGATTAATGATGCCAGAGCGTTGGGTTGCGAGGAGTTGTTCACTAAACGTAAATCTGCGAAAAAAGATACGGTATGATAATTGACTACGAATCTTTCACCGGGTTGCTGAGTGTCGGGATAAATCCTGACACTGGCGCTCCCTCTATAACAAGAGATGCGGAGTTGGGCAAAATAGAATCATATATTTCCGTATATGAACAGGAATATTTGATTCGTATACTTGGTGAGGATATGTGTAAGGCTTTTACCGATTATCTTAACTCAAAAGAAGATTCAAAAGAAGATAGCGTTGATGATAAATGGGATAGGCTGCTTGCTATTTTATCAGAAAAATACAGCCCTATTGCTTGCTATATATTTTTCAAGTATATAGCGGACGGTAATTACAGCGTAACAAATGTGGGAACAGTAACTTCTGCCGATGGAGATGCTGTTTCTCCACAAGTTTTGCAAATTAGGGCATGGAATGATATGGTAAATATGAACAAGCGTGTTTATAAACTTTTGCAAGGAAAGGAATATGCTGGTGTATGTTTCAATCCATGTATGTTGCGTAAAATAAACTGTATGGGAATATGAAGCCGGTAAATGATATATTTGCGGACATTGTAAAAAAGGTATCGAAAAGATACGGAAGCAATGTGTCGTTTTTATTCGGAGACTGGGCCTACATAAGCAATCAATTAACTTTATGGGGTAAAAGCCCCAAGACAAGTAAATTGAAGTTTCCTATAATATGTCTTTATTCTCCGTTCACGGAAGATAGAAGTTCTGCCGAGACAGAGGTTAGCCTGGAGTTTATTATTATGGTAAACACTTTGAAAGGGTATTCGAATGAAGACCGGCAAAAAACTTCCTTTGAGCAGGTATTGCGACCTATATACAATCTTTTCTTGGATGAAATCAAGAAAGACATAAACATTGTCCGTAGTTACAATGATGTGGTTCCACATTCCTACATTGAAAACTACAGATATGGCAGGGTTGGAGTTATAGGAGAAGACGGGAAGCCATTCAGTGATTTTATTGATGCTATCGAGATGAAAAATGTAAATTTAACCATTAAAGAAGTAAAATGTTATGGCAACAGATTATAGAAAGTGTCCGGGCGTTGCAACTTTTAATACAGGTAGTTCCGTGTGTGTGCTTGACCCCGGTAAAATAAAAGCTATCATACTGACTATTCACGGTCATAAGATACCTACAGAGAAAACAGCGGAAGCCTTTGAAAAGGCTTGCCATGCAGACCGTCCGGGAAGAATATTCCCTATCAAAACGATTGTGGAATATGCACCTTCCGGTGGAGAGGCTCAAACTTCTGCTACGGGATACGGCCCTACTAAAATCACAAGCTATTCAGCTAAAAATGATGTATGGACTTTGCAGGACTACGATGCCAGCTTGAAAGCAAACATCATGGTGGCAAAGAATGTGGCATTTGATGCTTATTTTGTAGATGAGAACAACGTCATTTACGGAATGAATGACGGTACGAAAGATTTGGCAGGCATTCCACTGTCCGGCGTTTATCCGGGCGGTCAGGATTGGGATTCTTCCGGTACAGAAGCCAACTTGACTATCGCAACCATGTTCAAGGATTACGAGAAATATATCAAGAATGCGGATGTGAGAGCTTATGATTTTGATGTCGTTGACGCATTGAAAGGGTTGGTTTATGTCGATTTGGTATCAACGGAACCAAACAAGTATAAATTGATTGAGCACTTCGGAAATTTGGATATTACGGAGTATTACGGTGAATTACTGGCAAAGAATGCAGAAAAAGCGTTGGACGGGGCGACAAGTGCTTCTTATGCTAACGGGGTCATTACTACCGTTGGCGAGGACCCCGTTACCCTTGCATCTCCCTCTGTATTGCAAGAAGCCGGAATTACAGGTATTGAGGCTTGGACATGATAGTAGAAGGTGTAACATTCAATGAAGAGAGGGTGAGAAATATGAAGAAGAGGGACTTCATAAACACACATAAGAATGTGTTTTTTCTTGACCGACCGCCCGAAGAAAGGGAGAAAACCCTTTCGTCCATCTACGATGATATAGCATCTTCCGGTGCGGCAAGACAGAAAAAAGATGATTGTATATTATGATGGTGGTATCGTTTAATTAGGGGCGTTCATTCGCCCCTAAATTGTCTTGACTATGGCTAACATTATTGAAGCAGAAGAAAATTTCAGACGGTTTGCTACCGGATTTGAACCGATGATACGGGATATTATGGTAAAAAACAGAGAAGAAGTTTCCCAATATATTGTAGAACAACTATGGTCAGGTATTAACGGAAATGATAAACCATTACGCCCTACTTACCTTAATGACCCGTATTTCAATACCAAAGAAGCGGGGTATTGGTATAAGAACGCCAAAGGCTATGCAGCTTTCAAGCAAAGGGTAGCCCCGCTTATGTATTCTTCGCTGATAAACGCTCCTGTAAGTTCAAAAGGGACGCCAAACCTGATAATTACGGGTGAATTTCACGATTCTATTACAGCCGTACCGATAGATAAGGGGCTAAGGATTGAAAGTGTGGGGATAAGCTTTAGCGGTGATATAGAAAAGAAATACGGACAGGCGATTTACAAGGTCGGTTCTTATGCGAGAAAGGCATTCATGGAAAGGCATATAAAGCAAGGCATTGCGGATTATTTTAGAAAATTCGGTTTATAATGGGATGTGCGTGTGAAAACAAAAAGAGAATGGCAGATATAGCTAAGATGCGTTCGCTTGCAAGAAAAGCCGCAAAGATGGAGGGGAAAGTATATATCCTTTATGAGAAAGACGGGGTTTTCAATTTTTGCCCAAGAGGCGAAATGTTCAACGGGAAACTGATTGAATATGTTTGGTTCTGATATTAAAAAAAGAACACTGTTTTTTGTATAACCCCCGTAATTTTTCTGCCTTTAAATTGAAAAATATTAAAAACAGAACAAAGGCGGGATAACTCCCGCCTTATACAATCATTTCCTGGTTATTATACTCATGTGTGGGTATTTGGTTTCATGAATTGTCGGCTTCTTGGGCTTTTCTCCTTTGAGTTCTGCAAGTTCCGCCTTGACTTCCTTAAGTTCGTTCAATAAATCCGTATATCCTTCCGTCAATCGGAGGATGTGTTGCATCATTGCTGTGCTGATTTCCATAATAGATGAATATTTGTTTTAGTCGTTATTTCTGCCATCTGCCCGCCAGACGTATTGCTGGCGGGGTATCATAACGTGAACGTTGGTCGAAACCTCAACGTGCATCTATGCTTGTTTACGTGGCAATATGTTTTTGGGTATAGTTGTAGCTGTACGTCATTACTCCGTACCTGTAAATGTTTATGCTTCAATGCTATTTAATTTTTGCTATTTTCCCATCAGAAGGCTTTCCGCCAAATAGATGGTTAATATAAGCAAGACCTTTTGGTTTGCAAAACACCTTTTGGCATAATATGTCAGGGTGGTTGTCTCTGCGTATTGGCGGCAACAGCGTCATTTCAAAGTAGCCTGCCTCAATATACTTTTGTTTCGGTTCGTTCCTGTCTTTGAAGAATATGCCCGCATCCCTTAGCTTTCCGAAAAGGGTGTTTCTCCCAAAACCGAGATTGAGTATCTTTGCGGCTTGACCTATGTCTACTTTGCCCTCTGCTTTGAAGGCAGCTTCGGCGAAGTCGGCTTTAGGCTGGAGTTTGGTAATCTTTGCATCTTTCTGCTCGATTTGCTTTTGTTGCTGCTCTGTTTCAATACGGAGTTGTTCCTTTTCCTTTTCAGAAGCTACTAACGCTTCCAATGCCTCAAGATAAGTTTGTGGAGTCTTGATAACTTTTTTCTCATTTTCGAGGTATTCTAAACGGTTGATTATTCTTTCACGCAGAACCGCATCATAACCTGATGCAAGAATAAGACAGCCTTTAGGGGTGAGATTAAAACAAGGACTTTGCCTATTAGACTTGTCAGTGTAAGAGGTCTCCACAAAATTGTGGGCAGCTACTCCTTGTTTGAGTAAGTTCCTGATGTCTCGTAAGATAGCATCATGCCTTTTACCCGTGACCTCTGCTATTTGAAGAGAGGTCATACCTTTCTGATTTGGAATTAACTCATTCGTTGTGTCAAGCATATTATAACGAATTATGATAAAAAGAAACCCTCCGTAGGTGTGCTTGACACAACATACGCAGGGCATAGAAGTCGCAGATTGTTTCCTTTCTGCCACCTTAGAGGGTTTCCCAATATCTTGTACAAAATTTGTTCGCTTTATTTTGCCCAAGAGTTATTATGTTGTATCAAGCACCGCAAAGATAGCCCTTATCTTTGAAATAGCAAACCTCTTATTAGAAAATTAATTATTTGGATTACTTTTTTCTTATTTTTGATTGGTCGCCCAAAATATTGTATTATATTTGCTGTACAATATAATACAATGTAATGCAAATAATAATATGGAAGCAGTAGTAAGAAAACAAACTTCGTTCCGCTTGCGTGAGGATTTATTGCAAATCTTGCAGGAACATGCCAAAAAAGCGAACAGGAGTTTGAATAATTTTGTAGAAAGCACTTTAATGGACGCAATGTACTCAGTACCTAACGAAGAGACGGTTGCAGCCATAAACGAGGCGCGTTCTGGTAAATATGCCGGGGTTATTGATACGACAGATTTTGGCTCATTCAAAACAACAACAGAAAAGGCATGAGCGCAATAGACATTATTCGGGGTATTCTGATATACATGTACGGGCAAGACCACAACCCACCACACCTGCACATTAAAGACGGTGGCAACTGGTTTACTATCACTATCAAAGATAGGATGGTAGAAGGTAAGGGAACAGCAAAGACTATCCGACTGATAAATGAATACATAGACACCCACGAAGCGCAATTACTTGAAATTTGGGAAAAGGCGCAAAACGGTGAGAAGATAGAAAAGGTTAAACGATAAAAAGACAATGATATGATACTATTAGTAGAATCCGCTGAATATATGGGTAAATACACTCTTTTGTGTACGTTCAACAATGGAGAAAGAAGAAAAGTAGATTTAACGCCACTCCTGAAATATCCGGCTTTCGAGGAACTGAAAGATGAAAGCGAGTTTGAGCGTTACGGGGTTGACGGTACAGTATTTTGGGCAAACGGTGCGGACATTGCTCCTGAATTTCTTTATGAAAATGGGACACCATATAAAGCATAATTATCTTTTGATACAGACGGGGATTGAGCTTCTTAGACTTGGAAGCCACTCTGAACTATTTGGGAAAAAGAAGTGATAAACTATTTATAATCAGTCTAAATTACAAAGATTTCCGTTAAAAATATTGTCAAAATGATTTATTAGGAATTACTTTGCAAACAAAACTTAAAACAAATATCTTTTTATGAAAAATTTATCATTATCTTTCTTATTTATATTGTTATTTTCTTCTTGTTCTTCTGATGATGAGATTATAAATATTCCAAATGACAATGAAGAAGTAGAGATTTTATTGAATTATACTTTGTTGAAAGAGGGTAGTATGACTAAATCAATGGATTTATATTCTGATTTTTATAATAAATATATCGAAACTCGAAAACTGACTCCACGGCAATATGAAATCTCTTTTAAAAAGATGGATGAAAGCGATTCTTTGGTTGTCAAAGGATATTGGGAGAATAAGGATTTTATCAAATTAAAAGAAGGTAAATATAAAGTAAAAGGTATATCATATCCCATAAATAGTACGAAAAAGGGTACTGCGCAATATATTGCACAAGACACAGTTTCTCTATCCTTTGATGAAGTCGTTACTATCACAAAGGACATGGATAATTTAACTTTGAAAGCAAATTATAATTGTTTCATGTTATTGTTTGATAATCAGAATATATCAGATGTTTTTTTTGATAAAAAAATACATCCTAATATTTCTGCATATAAATTAGATAATGTCTTTTACATATTTGTTAGAAATAAAAAAACATTAGATGATATTTGCATTGTACATGGCTCTCCTTTGTATATCAAAAGAATTGATAATACTATATCTGAACTATGGTTAAATAAATTTATCATGGAGATTGGAAAGTATTATCTCTTTGAAGATGTTAACGGTAGCTATCAATTGCACCCAATGGAAAATGGGTATTAAATTTAGTTAGTTAATTGGGGTACGTTTATAAATATTCAAATTCTTTGTAAAAATTGCAACATAAAAAATCTGATAACATTTAAAAGCTTATGAAAAAACTATTATTTTTGTTTCTGATTTTGCTATCAGTAACATCATGTAAGAGCACTTATTATGAAATAGGATATTCCCTTGATTATAGAGAATATGTCAAAGACCCTAACTTTGTAATTAATCCTACTGAAATTGGGAATAAGGATTTTACTCCCGTAGGTCCAATATATTTGGAGTTTCATTCAGGAAATAAAGTAAAAAAAGAAGATAGAAACTATGTGCATGAAAAAAGAAGCATATCTATTGGAAAATATTATGTCCCTACTTATGAAAGAATGATTTCATCCGCAGTTAATAAAGCCAAAGAGATGGGCGCAAATGGGATTATTTCGTTTAGTATTGAAAAAATAGAAAAGGGTAGGTCTAATTTACCGGTATATATAATCAGTGGAAATGCAGTGATATACTAATTGCATTATTAAGATTATTTTCAAATAATAAAGCCAGATGTAATGTCTGGCTTTTTCTTTTTCTCTTCCCTTTTCTGATTTTCATTTTTGCCTTTCTTATTTAGAAAATTCTAAATAATTCAATATCTTTGTATCACCATGTGATGTTGCATGACACCCAATATTAGGACTTATGGCAAACGAGTTTGTAATTACCGATGTAGTAAGCGATAAAGCTTTAAATCAACTAACCAGCCTGACTAATAAATTTACGGAAGTTAAAAAAGCATATGCGGAGTTAGGGAAAGAACTGGCTAAATCTTATAGTATTCCGGTTTCTAATTATGACGACTTGACTAATAAGGCAAGATTATTTGAAGAGATTCAAAAAAAGTTAATTACAACAGAGAAAGAACTTGCTAACATCCAAAATGAATATAAGGCTCTTTTAAAAAACATTGCAGAGGAGACCCAAAAAGCCACAAAAGAAGCTTTGGAGCAGGCAAAAGCAAATGATTTAAATGCGCAAGCAGAGTTAAAAGCGGCTAAAGTAGAAACGGAAAGATTAAAGCAGCAAAAGATGCTTAATCAAGAAAAGAAGAAACTTAAAATTACCACGCAAGAAGCTATTGCTTTGACAAATAAAGAGGTTCATTCTATTAATGAGGCAAAAGAGCAAAATAAACTGCTTCGCATTGCAGTTTCCCAAGTTACTGATGCAGAAGATAAAGACAACAAAGTGCGTCAGCAATTAAATAATCAGATAGCTAAGAATACAGAGTATATACGCAGAAATACTGATTCATATACTAAGCAAAAGATGGCTATTGGGGCATATAAGAACGAAATAAAGGCTGCAATAGTCGAATTACAAAACGGAAATAAGACGTTTAAAAATTTAGGAATTGTCGCCAAAGGATATGGAAATATCTTAAGGTCAAATGTAGCAGGCGGACTCAATGAAGTTAGAATTGGGGTAGGTTCTATGGTAAAGGGAATGGTTGGAGCACAAGCTGTTATCAGTGGGTTCCAAAAGCTCATAGGTTTATTTAAGTCAGGTGCTCAATCTATTGTTGATTTTGAAGCTGCAAATAGCAAATTAGCAGCAATTTTAGGTACTACATCTAAAAATATAAAAGACTTGACAACTGATGCTCAACGATTAGGTGCGGCAACTAAATATACAGCATCACAAGCTACTGCCTTACAAATAGAACTGGCTAAATTGGGATTTTCTAAAAATGAAATTTTGCAATCAACGGAGGGTATTTTAAAATTTGCCCAAGCTACTGGCGCAGAGTTGCCAGAAGCAGCAGCTCTTGCAGGTGCTGCACTTAGAATGTTTAATGCAGACACATCAGAAACGGAACGATATGTATCTGCAATGGCTGTTGCTACAACCAAGAGCGCTTTGTCTTTTTCTTATTTGCAAACAGCGATGCCTATTGTGGGTCCAGTGGCAAAAGCTTTCAATTTTCAGATAGAAGATACTTTAGCCTTATTAGGGAAATTGGCAGACTCTGGATTTGATGCGTCTATGGCCGCGACAGCTTTAAGAAATATATTCCTTAATCTTGCTGATAGTAATGGACTATTGGCTAAATCATTAGGTGGAGCGGTAAAAACATTGCCTGAACTTGTGAATGGGTTGAAGAAGTTAAAAGAGCAAGGTGTGGATTTAAATACTACGCTTGAACTCACTGATAAAAGAAGTGTGGCTCAATTCAATACATTGCTTACTAATATTGATGCGCTTATCCCTTTAAGAGAACAGATAACAGGAGTTGAAGAAGAACTTGGGAACATGGCAAATACTATGGGGGATAATGTACAAGGAGCAATTCTTGGATTGTCTTCGGCATGGGAAGCATTTATGTTATCTTTCAAAAAATCCACTGGACCAGCAAAGAATGTTATTGATTTTTTTGCAAGAGGTATTAGGAATGTAGCTAATCAATTAAAGGACGCCAATCAGCTACAAGATGATTATAACAATAGAGCAGTTGCTATGGCTCAAAATGAAATGGCTAAATCCAATATTCTTGAAAAGAATGCAAGAAACATGCAAAATTTGTATCAAGAATATGTACAATCTGGTATGAAAGCCGATGAAGCCGCCATAAAAGCTAAAGAAGAATACATTGAAACTTTGAAATCAAGACTTGAGTTTGAAAATACTGATTATCAATTAGCTATTGCCAACCGCAATAAATTGGAAGATGAATTAAAAAATAGAGGTTTTTTTACTATTCTAACTTCATGGAAAAGAACAAATAGTGTTATTAAGGAGGAAATTGATGTTGCAACTAAAGCCGCTGCCGGTAAAAAAGCAATATCGTCTATTACAGAATCATTGATAAACCAACTTAATAAAATTGATTTAGCAGGGAGTAACGCGTCCGATGCTGGCAATAATGGAATATTAACGGATAAAGAAAAGAAAGCTTTGGAAAAAGCCGCTAAAGAGCGTATTCGCATTCGTGAAGCTTTACAACAATCCGAACTGGATTTAATGGATGAGGGATTAGAGAAAGAACTTGCTAAAATATCATTGAATTATAACAAGCGAATTGCAGCTATTAGAGGCAGTTCTAAGGAAGAACAAGCAACCAGAGAAAATCTTGCAAAAGCAATGCAAGAAGCTTTGGAAGATAAACAATTATCCTATGGACTTGATAAAGAAAAGTCTCAAATTGAACATAAATTAGACATTGTAAAAAAAGGGAGCGAAGAAGAATATAGATTAAGATTGGAATTACTCGATAACGAAAGGGAGCAAGCTATAAATGCTGCTATAAAAAACGGAGAAGATGTTTTTCTTGTTGATGAGAAGTACAAAAGAAAACGATTAGATTTAGAAGAAAGGTACGCCTCTGAAAAGAATAAGAAAATACAAGAATCTTATTCTTTTCAATCGGTTATTATAAATGCTGCAATGTCTAAAGAATTAGATGAAGCAGCTGCACAATATTCTCAAGGTTTAATAAATAAAGAAGATTATGAAAGGAAGAAGCAGGAAATAACAGAAAAATATGCTATAAAGCAAGCACAATTAGCCATTGATTTAGCCAAAGAACAACTAAATACACCAGGTCTATCGGAAGAAGATAGATTAAAATTGAAAGAAAAGATAGCACAAGCTGAAATTGCCCTTGCAGAAAAGGTTAGGGATGCAGAAATAAACGCAGTAGATAAATCAGCTGAAGCTAACAAGAGGAAAATGGATAAAATAGCAGAAACTATTCAAGCTATATCTGATTTACTGGGAGGATTTGCAGATTTGGGAACTGCTATTTTTGAAAGAAAGATGGAAGAAGTGGAAGCTGAACAAGATGCTAATGATGAAGCATATGATAGAGAAGTCGAAAGAATAGAAAAACTTGAAGAAAATGGTGCAATCTCCACCGAAGAAGCGGAAGCTCGTAAACGTGCCGCGGAGGATAAAACAGCAAAGAAAAATGCGGAGCTTGAAAAGAAAAAAGCCGCATTGCAGGAGAAGCAAGCAAAGTTTGACAAGGCTAACAATATTATACAAACGATAATGGCTACATCTTTAGCTATAATGAAAGCATGGACTAATCCATTTGCTGCTCCTGAGATAATCCCATTAATTATAGCACAAGGAGCAGTTAGCTTGGCGACCATAATAGCCCAGCCCATTCCCAAATACGCCAAAGGAACAAAAGACCATCCCGGCGGTTTGGCAATAGTAGGTGATGGCGGCAAGAAAGAGGGTATCGTAACTAATAACGGGCTTTTTATCACTCCTGATAAGCCGACATTGGTAGACCTTCCGGCGCATGCGCAGGTAATTCCTGATTTGTCATATATCTATGACCGTAGAGGACTTACATCGGATTATGGTTTATTGGAACAAAAGCTAAAGAATATGAGAGAAGAGGGGATTGTTGTTAATGTAAACAACGATTACAGCCGACTTGAAAGAAAGATGGAAAGTAATACCAAACAATTGCAGAACATTGGTCGGATTATGAAGAAAGCCAACCATATCGCGGATTATAATTGGATTTCAAGCAGAGTATAAGATATGATATATAATGACTTAAACAAAATATGCCTTTCCCGCTTTATAGACATATTCCTGGGGGATATTGATAAGGTTGTTCAAGGCGGAAGATATAGTATCAGGGAAAAGGCTTTGGCGGCCGAGAAGCTATGCAATGAATACTTATCAATAATAGGGGGAAAGTCTGTTTCCGCTCAAATAAACCGGAAAAATGAAGTGCTGAAAATTCAAATCCGATTAAATTGTCTTGCCATATGTCAGGAACTCATTTCTTCCGGAAACTGGAGTGATGCTGTAGAAGTCATGTCTGCTTTGGGTTATAAATTCAGAGAGGACGAACATGATAAGATAAAGAACCGGATAAGCAGCGTTTCCGCTTCTGACAATTACCGCCTTGCAAAATTGCAGGAAACATCTCCGGATATAGGGAAAATAAAAATGGATAGGGAATATTTTACCAAAGAACGCGTTTCTTTAATGTCCCATGTAAAAATGCACATTGATGAAAACACGTTCTCCGCCAAAGAATATGCCTATATGGTCAGGCGTATGTGTGATGACATAGATGCTATGATACGTTCAACTTCAAAAAAGAAATAGATATGTATTACAGATGTGAACTGTTGATAGGCGGAATGACATATGACGCCACAAATGAGCTTGTTAATTGGGACGATGTAGAGATGTCTTTCAAGAGAGGAGATTATGACGGAGTTGTTCGTAGTTTTTCCACAAAATTTGAGTTTACCAACGGCGCTTATTCGCTATTGCTGAAAGAATATTTGTCGAATTACCTGAACTCATCTGCAACACTCGTGTTTTATACCCGGAATAACTCATGGCTGTTAAATGAAAAGTTCAGATGTGCTTTGGACTACTCCACATTTTCCTACAATGATACGACGTGCGAAATAAATGCCGTCGACAACAGTCTCGCAAGCTTGATTAAGGCAAAGAAAGGCACGCAGTATGAATACCCGGTAAAAGAAATAAAGGAGTCCCAACCTTTGGATTATGACAGATTGTTAATGAACAGTGATATAAAATGGTCTATACCAAGTGACGCAGAGGAGCCTAATGTTTCCCATGTAATGACTGCTTATCCTAATGCTTATTATACTATTCCTTTTTATATGTTAGGACAACCGGAAATTGCAACAAAGGACATTGTAGAGGTTTTTGATACGGCTGAAAACCGATTTGAAAGTACGGAAAGTCTATTCGGAGAATATCTGTTCAAAAATATATCTGACAGGGATTTGACCATACGGATAAAAGTAAAATTCAGTGTATTCATTACGTATCAGAGACCAGGCGTATCCTTCCCGATATATATACGGCTTTCCTCTTATAATGAAAATAGTAAAGAGCTTAAAATATATTATCAATCCGCTACAATTCAAACATTTAATACATACACTGTCGATATTGATGAGAATTTGACAATATCTCCAGGTGAGATGATTAATTTCAATATAGCACTTGCAAAATCTGACCCTATATATCAAAATTTTCCCGTTAATTTTAAATTCAACAGTCTTGACACACCGTTAAATATAAGTTTTTCCGAGCGTGGAAAATCTGTAAAAATAGATTGTATCAGTCCTAAAGTATTGCTTAACCGTTTACTGAGGTCTATAACTGATAAGAACAATGTAACGGGTGAAATCGCCACCGGAGTAGATGAGCGTTTAGACATGGCGATGATAGTTCCGGCAGAAAGCATACGAGGACTTCCCAATGCCAAAATATATACATCTTATACCAAATTCGCCAATTGGATGAGCGCGGAATTTGGGTTTGTCCCTGTAATCGGTGACGAGAAGGTGACATTTGTTCATCGTGATACTTTATTCCAAGATACAGAAATAAAGGACTTGCAGGACAGCACTTCCGATTTGGAATACAATGTGAATGCCGGACTGGTTTATTCGGGGGTAAAAGTCGGGTATGACAAACAGGATTACGATAGTGTAAATGGTCGCGATGAATTCCGCTTTACCAATGAATACACCACCGGCATTACATTGACAGATAACGTATTGGAATTAGTTAGCCCATATAGAGCCGATGTTTATGGTATGGAATTTCTTGCGGAAAAAAGAGGTGAAGATACGACTGACAGCGACAGTGATAATGATATATTCTTTGTTGGAGCATCACTTGACGGAGAAAAATACAAGCTTGTAAGGGATGGATATACAATATCCGGTGTCATATCTCCTTCTACTATGTTCAATGCCATGTACTCCCAAAGGTTTATGATTGAAGCAAACGCAAGGTATATAGGTGCTTTTGCCAACGCGTTGGAGTTTACATCATCTGACGGTAACAGTGATGTGACAATCAATGGAGTTAGCGAAAGGTCGAGTATTGTATTGGGAAACAAACTGTTCACAGTAGGAGAACTTTCCGTCAAGACCGGAGATTTGGAAATACCGTCAGACTTGACGGGTTACATTCGGGTGGAAAAGAACGGACATATTTATAAAGGCTACGTAAAAAGTGCAAGCTATAATTATGGACGACCGGAAGCGGTAAAATATTATTTGATAGTCAAGAGTGTGGATTAATAGATGAGGAGATTCCATATAAGTCTATCAGGCACTCGTTATTTTATAAGGTATTATTTGGAATTGGTCTAAATAGTATGTATATTTGCGCATGATGTGTGAAGTTGCACGTCACTATAAAAGGACGAAAGGACATGGTAAAAGTTGGTGATGTTTGCCCTCTTTTTTTCTCACCTGTAAAAGATAAGTTTGGGCTTGATATGGACTATATTCAGAAGTTCCACGCTTCTGATAAAATCCATATACAGGTATTCACTAATGCTTCTGAGGAAGTTTCAGCGAGCCTGAACAATCTTGCCGCAGGAAATTCTACACCAATATCACTTTCCACATATAATCATAATGACAATGTAGTGATGTATTACGCCATTCTTCGAGACTTGGAGGATGCCGTATATACGGTTACAATCAACGAATATACATCAGAACCTTTTATTGTATGCTCCTCTGACGACTTGTTAGAGGAAACTGTACTTATCCGTTATTCCCATAAAAGCAATAACTCCGCTTTTGATAACATATTTTGGGTAGATGATATTCAGCAAGTATTTAATTTTCGTGTGGAAGCAGGATTTAAACCTGGAGGATATTCCCCTCGAATAGATAATGAGCAATATCGCAACCAAATGCAAGAGATAGAAGAATTATACGCAGTACCTTATGATGTGTATAATCTTACGATAGGAAATTCAAGCGGCGTCCCTTATTGGTTTGCAAAACACATAAACCGTATTTTATGCCTTTCTATGGTGGAAATTGACGGGACAAGATATGTCCGTTCGGAAAGTTCTGTTCCGGAAATGACGCAAGTTATTGAAGATAGCCAGCTGTTCCATATAAATATGGCTCTTGAATTGCAGAATAACGATATTGCAGGTATTGGCGGCTCTCCTGAAGCTGGTTCTTCCGCCTCTTTCCCTGCATTCCTGATAGACCACGCCAAAGATGGAGAGATGTTGCAATTCAGCGCAGAAAAAGCTGCATTTACTAATGTTGATAAGGTTGAGGTATGAAAAAAAGGCTTAGTAAAATATTATGGTTTGGTGATGCTCTTAATGAAAACAATCAGGCAGCTCCCCCTGCTTTATCTCCGAGTGATGAAGAGCATTTACAAGGTCTGAATCTCGGGGAAATATATATATGCGTCGCAGATGCCGACCCAGCACTGTTCATCAGGACTTCCGCCGACCGAATTGTCTACTTTAAGGCTCTTGATATAGAGGCTTTATCCAAGTTCTTTATAAGAAAAGACAGACCGGACGAAGCTGGATTTTTAATAAAGTTCTTAGGTGGATTGTTTTCAGACTACATCCAGTCCATGAACTTTTCTTCCGGTGCTCTCGGTGAAGGCTTTGTTATTAAAGTAGACAGCAAGACGGGTAAATCCTATATTGAAGTGGACGAACTCTTTGTGCGTATTAAGGCGATGTTCTCCGAGTTGGAGATAAAGAAGCTCTCTTATGCAGGCGGAAACTACATGTTCACCGCTGCCGGAATGAAATGCGGAAAGGTGGAAGAACACGAGGATTTTTGGCGTTGCTATCTTTTGGTGGATGATGGAGAAACGGCTATCGAGAACCCGTTCAAGGAAGGCGACCAGATACGTTTTCAAGACTTCAATATCAAGCCGGGTATCTACGAGAATGTATCCAACCGTTACTATTGGCGCTTATGTGTCGGCGTTGGTGAGGATTACATAGACCTTAGCAAGACGGACTGTGATGCAAACAGCGACATACCACAGGAAGGCGATAGCCTTGTACAGCTCGGAAACAGAACAGACAAGAAGCGTCAGAACGCAATCACCTTGTCCGTATATGGCGATGATGCACCGAGTATCCACCAGTATGCAGGAATAAATTCTTATTCTTTAGCAGGTAAGGAAGTGACGGTTATCAGTCCGCAAGGCAATAAGTTCATGGGAGACTTTATCTTGAAAACGGGAATAAACATTATGACCCAGTTCAAGATATTGGAAGATTTGATTTACTCTGAAATCTCCAAAGTGCTTGACGAGGTGCAGGCAAAGGATAATTATCTGTATAACGCATCATTTGCAAGCAATACGAACGGTTGGGAGACAAAGAACGATGTTCGCTTCTTTACTGTAAACGGAAAATTCTTATTAGTGAATGGGGAGTTCTATTCCCTTAAGGACGCTATGGCTGCCATTATCAGAGATGGGGATAGAAACGTGCTTCGTATCCTTTCTTCCGGAATAAAACAGTCCAATGCGGACTTAGCCAATAAGCCTACCTATGAGGAAGGAGAAGAACCGAGAAAGTTCTTTATCTCTTTCCGGTACAGGGTAGCTACAGCCGGAACGCTGACAATAGGATTTCCCGGTCAGAACCTGCATTTCACTGAACGTCTTGAACCGGGCGAGGAATACGGAATGAAAGAGTATTCCGGCACATGGGACGGAACGGGCGACTTTGAATTGAAGTTTACGGGGGATATATACATACATTCGTTAGCATTGACCGATAATGCCTACGAGGATATGATAACAAAGTTTGAAACCCAGCTAAGCCAAACTAATGAAAAGATTGAAGCTGTGGCAAAAAGAACATCCAATCTTGAAAGCAAAAGCGCGGGATGGTTAACCACTGCGGATGGTGTCAAGATTTGGGCTGCTGCGGAGTTTGAAAATGGAGTAAAAGCTTCGTCCTTGTTTAATGTGTCGGCGGAAAGTATAACGTTAAAGTCGCAACATGTTAAGTTGGAAGGCATAATTACCGCCAATGGAAATATCAAGATACACGAAGATGGCTCTATTGAATGTCATAACGGCTCTTTTACGGGAGAGATAAATGCAAACAGCGGGGTGTTTAAAAATGTAAGAACTCCTAACAACTCTTTGGTGATAGACGAAAATGGGAATGTTAGCATTGTTGGCAAAATATCAACCGCTTCGTCAGGTACAAAAATAGAAATAAACCCAAATTCAAACAGCCTAAAATTTTATAATTCAAAAGGATATGATGTGGGTGGAATTTCATTCCTTGATAGTGGAGGCGGAGGTACTTCTGTTACTTACCCAAGATTAAAATTGGCCAATATAGCAAGTGATGGCAACTTAACTGCGTCTACCACCCTTTTTGCAGGGTCATTGTCAATGATTTCAAATTTAAGTGGGTCAAGATACCAAGTGTCTCTTGGCATCGACGGACTTTCTTTTTATAAAGATGGAAGATTAACTAAATCATACCCAAGCTCATGAAAAAGATAAATTTTAAACAATTACTGATTGCTACGGACATTACCCGTAAGCATTGTGAAAATATAGATTGTAGAGAGAATTTTGCGAATGTATTATACCGGAACGGTAACGGTATCGCATCGCATGCACTCGCTTTGAAGATATACAACTCCAATGAAGAGACAGAGTATACCGATGAAGAAGTATCCTTGATACAAGAGCATGCAAATGCTTTTTGCAAACCTTTTTTTATTGACGCGCTCAATCGTGCTATCAACAATCAACCGGAAGAAGTAACCGATAAACAGGAATAATTATGGCTTGGACAGAACAGGATTATCAAGAAATAGTTGCCCGCCTTATGGCTAACTCCATAGGGGTTAATGAAGTACCGAATGCGGACAAAGCGGATGATGTAACATCATTGCCTGCATTTAAACCTTCAGGAAGCAACAGTGAAGCTTCTGTGGTCAATTATCCTTTAGAATTTTTGAAAGGAGAACAAGGCGAGCCAGGTATACAAGGAGAACCTGGGAAGTCATTTAAGGTAGCCGGCGAATACGCCACCCTTGAAGCCTTGAAATCTGCCGTTCCCGACGGTTCGGCAGTTGACGGTTTCATGGCTGTAGGCACGGAAGCCCCTTACGACTACTACGCATGGGTGAACGGCGAATGGGTAAACCAGGGGAAGATTACGGGAGGAAATATCATCATTCTGCCGAGAGAGGTGCTCAATTTGACAGGCAGTTCCTCTTCGGAGGAGATACTTTCCACATTTGGAGGTATAGATAAATACAAGGATGTGCTTGAAAAATTGAGCACAAATAATTACTTGGTACAGATTGGAGAGCCGCAATTAGGCGAACTAAGTTATATCTATACCCTCGTGGAATATGCTGTCAAGTTCGCTTCAGATAAACAATCGGGAGCACTTTCTTTAAATATATACAACGAAAACCGGCAATTAAGACGGCTACACCTATATTTGGAAAATAATGGTACGACTGCCCGTTGCGGTGAATCAAGCACTTTTCAGCTTGTCAGGGACTCCGACGTCCTCACCAAGACCAACACTTCTCCGTTCACCCCTACGGGCGATTACCAGCCTGCAACGAAGGAGTATGTGGATAATATCGGTTATGGCAAAGTTATTGATGTTGCCGATGGTTCTTTGTTAACTATCAATAAAAATATATGTGATACAGAAGCTTATGACCATGTTGTTAAAATATTTGGTTCTACTGATGTTATTAAGAATATGATTATAGATATTTGCAATAACCATACTAAATATTATATACATAGTTACTCAAGCTATAGAAATTGTATAGAACTTTCTTCTGTTTATACTTATTATACTGATGAAGAAAGATATGAAATAGAATTTAATATTAGTTATTATACTTCTCAGGGACCTGTTTCTAAACGAATAGCAATAGCATTAAACTTATTTGATAACGATAAAAGTGAGGATAGACTTTTTATTGAAGATATTCTTGTATCCGACAACCTCACCACCCTCACCAAGAAAACCGCTGCCGAGTACGAGGCTATTGGCTCTAAGGATGACAATACAGCATATTGTGTAACCGTTTAAAGGATAATGATTATGTTAAAAATAGGAGAATTGACCTCAGGGCTATTTGCTGGAGATAAGCTGATTGCAGGCAAAGAATTTGATATTAAACAACTTGTTGATAATATTACATTTGCAGATGATTTAGTACATGAAGAAATTAATACACAACTTGTTCTTATTTGCAATCTTAGTAGTATCCCTATTTATTTATATCGAGATTCAGTAAGAACTGAAATAAAAAAACAATATATCGAATGGTATTCATTTAGAGCACCTACTGCTATTAGTCTTTTTAATGAAGATAATACTCCAATAAGAGCTATTACACAAAAGGTGTCTATATCCAATAATTTTGTTACAGAAATAACTGATTCTGTCGTTAATAATGGCGATAGTGTATTTGATATTGCAGATAATACAGGGATTTTCGGTTTGGGTTGTGTTCTAATGAATGCGTAAAACAATAATATTAATAAAATAACAAAGTGTTTACTTTTTTGATTATGAGAGTAAAAGTATTTTATGAAAACTGGTTTGCCAAACTTATCCTATTTGGCAGCTACACAACTATAATGCTCTTCGGCTTTATCCTTACGAAGTTGAAAGAGTTGTCCGAAACAATCATACGCCATGAACGGACACATCAGAAACAGTTCTTCGAGTGTATGGAGATAGCGGCTATCCCGTCCGTATTGCTGGCATTCCATGTCAGTGCGTGGTGGTTGTTACTTATCCCGCTATTCTACTACATTCTTTATTTGGCAGAATGGTTTGTAAGCTTCGTGTACCACCTGTTTACAGACAACATAATAGGCAGCGGTAAGGTAAACGCCAACGCCTATCGAGCGGGCGCATTTGAAATGGAAGCCAAACTCAACCAGGATAATCCGAACTATCTGAAAGAACGTAAATGGGGTGCATGGTTCAGATACTACGGCAAGATATGAAAATCCCGTCCTACTCTCACGAGCAAAACGGAATGACAGTAGTTCGCTTATTTGATAAGAGACACAAAGATAGGAATAATTGACAAATAACGATAAGATGAAGAATAACATTATTACCCAAAGCATACCGGGTGGTTTCTCGGTAATAGCAAGCAGTTTTATTGCACAGTCATTGGAACACATGATACCGTGGCTGATAGTAACATTTTCAGTCGTTGTATGCGATTTAATGTTCGGGATAAGGAAATGCTTGCTATTGGGTGAAGAATTTCGGTTTTCAAGTGCCGTGCGCCGTACTATGGGTAAAATGGTGACATACTTTGCCTTTGTTTGTATGGTGGTGATGATAAACATTGCTTCCGGCAATAAATGGAATATTGATGTGTATTCATGCTTGTTTGTCTGCTTCATAGAGTTCTGCTCTATCATAAGCAATATCTTGAAGCCAAAGGGATATAATTTCAACTTACTGAAAGCGTTGGGATTGTTCGGAAAGAAAGTGCTCGATGTCGAGAAAGAAGATATGAGTGAAATAATAACTAAAGATAAGGAGTAACAAAATGAAAAAGAAACTGATTATCGCAGCAATTGTTATCGCTATCATCGTGGGAGTTATGCTTTACATGCACTACACACCGTTTTGGGTGAACCTGACTACTGTTGTATCATTCGGTGTCGGTGTTGTTGCCGGATGGGTGGCTCGTTTAGTTTATGACAAATATTTCAAGGAGGATGTGCAGAATGAAAATATTGATTGACAACGGGCACGGAAGTAACACTTCGGGCAAGTGTTCACCGGACGGAAGATTGAAAGAGTATGCGTATACCCGTGAGATTGCCATACGATTGGAAGCGGAGCTGCGAAAGAAAGGCATTGACGCAGAACGTATCGTCAAAGAGGAAATAGACGTTCCCCTATCGGAGCGTTGCCGTAGGGCGAACGAATACAAGGCAAGTGACACAATCCTCGTATCTATCCACTGTAATGCAGCGGGAAGCGGCTCTGAATGGATGCAGGCACGTGGTTGGGAAGCGTGGACTTCGGCAGGTCAGACGAAAGCCGATAAATTAGCTGACAGCTTATATGCGGCAGCCGAACGACTTTTGCCGGGTATGAAGATACGCAAGGATATGACGGATGGCGACCCTGATAAGGAAAGCGGGTTCTACATCTTGAAGCACACGAAGTGTCCAGCAGTCCTTACAGAGAACCTATTCCAAGACAATAAGGAAGATGTTGGCTTCTTATTATCGGAAGAGGGGAAGCGGGCAATAGTGGACTTGCATGTGCAGGGAATTGTGAACTATTTGAATAACTCTAAAAAGTAAACATCATGGCAGCAGAAGTTTTATCATTTCAAAAAGAAGAAGGCAAAACAGCGTATTACGCAACGTTTGTCAGTGACGGTAATCCCGTTACCATACAGATAAAGAACAAGGGCGGAATGGTGACTGTATTTGCCAATATCGAGGGCATGAATCCTATCCCGCTTTCCCCAAATGCCAATCAAGCCTTAGGTCCTTCCAATGTGATATTTCGTCTTATTGGCATAGCGGCAGGTATGGAAATTACAATAAGAAGTGCTACGAAAGTGTCAGAAGCCAAAATGATTAAAGAGGGATAGCCTATGAACCCAATCACTATCCCCAACATCAGCATCCCGACAATCGGTATTCCTACTATTGGGATACTTACTATAGGGTATTCATATATCAAGGATAATAAACCGGGACCAAACCCATCCCCTGATGGAAGGTATTTATTATTATCGGATGGCACTCCGTTATTGTTGGCTAACGAAGAGCCGATATTGCTTACAAGTAAAAATAAATAGTAGTATGGAAGAGAAAATAGAAAAAGGACAACAAATTGGACAACTCCCCAAAAGATACGTTTTGACGGGTAATGAGGAGTTTCCATTTCAAGAAGACAGAGAAAATGGTTCTATCACCCCTAACGTCCTAAAGAGTTTCATTAGTTCCGGAAAAGGTGGATATATAAGCTATATAACCGAGTATAATGTTTCCATTCATCATCCTTCATCTGGAATTGATAGTGGCAATAAATATACATTAGAAGGTGCTATTGTTCAAGTTCCGGAAGATATAAGAACGGTTGGGCTAAAGGTGTCATTCTTGAACAATAGCGGACTTGTGGAGACATGGGAATTTGCAGGTGGAGTATTTGAAAATATCGAGAACTGGAAATCAAATGAAGATAAATTGACTGACATTAGAGATGAAGCAATCAGTAAAATAAAGGAAGTTGAAAGCGATGCTATTTCAAATTTCAGTTCCCAGCGTGTTATCCCTGATATGCTGTCCGAATCAACCAAGCAATTTATTAACGCAAGTGGTGGCGGTACAATAAACAATCTTGCGGATGACGAAGACCTTGTGTCTGTAGACAAAGGGGAAAACTTAAGTGTTTTAAAATTTGCTGACCGCCCTTTTAGTCCTGACAGATTCAGCGGCAAGGGGTATAAGATATTGCGTAGGAATATTGTTGGTAGAAAGAATATTCTTACCCAGGAAATGATAAATCAGCCTGATACTATATACGAAATCAGGTATGATTTTGATTTGGATGGTGCTGAGATAAGCATTCCTGAAGGGTGTATTCTAAAATTTAATGGGGGGCGTTTTTTAAATGCGTTGAATATCAAAGGGGATGTAGAAAACAAATACTTAATGCCGGAATGGTTTGGCGCGTCCAACGACGGTAAAACAGACAGCTCTGATGCATTTAATGCAATCGTGCGGATATGTCGCAGTATAAGATGTTCCAATAAGAAGACTTATCTGTTTACCAAAGACATAGATGCAAAGATTTTGAATGAATTGTCGATTGACATGAATATGTCTTCTTTCATAGATTTCCATATTGTCATAAACATGAATGATGGAATAAATGATTGGAGATCGGCATACTCTTCTATCGGGCTTTCAATCAAAGAAGGATTTATCATGTCTAAAGGCAGCGATACGAAATACCGTAATTGGCAAATTCCTGTCATAATCAGTGGGGTTCCTGTACATTTGGATAATATGAATATAAGGCGGGTTCCTTATATACTGGCATTGGCTGATAGATATATTGATGTCATGCGTTGGCATAATGTCATTTATTATTCATGGGAGGACACCTATTCAGATGTAACATACCGGCTTGATGCTATAAATGTGGTGTTAAGGGATGGTACTATATCCAAAATGAATGAGGGACAAGAGTTAGCGGGAGATGCTTGGATATTTAATTCGGTAAATGAATTCAGAGGGTATAACGAAAAAAGGACTTTTGATTATAAGTTAGGTACATTCAGAGGAGGACTGTATACTAACTTCATTAATTGCATACAAAGCAATATAACATTAACTCAAAAAATCAAAGCTAATTTTACCGGCTGTCACTGGGAAATCAGCGGAGTTACAATTGAAGGTAGTGGAGGTCTCATTCAAGCCAACTTTATAGGCTGCTATTTTTATATGAATAGCAGGATATTAAGTGAAAATCAAGGCGTAACATATATTGGTTGTTATTTTAGAGGGCTATGGGATAAAGCCGGAGATATGACAATGCCTGAATTTTTGAACAATACTGATATTGTGGATATGAATTGCGTGTTTCTCAACTGTAGAATAGGGGGGACATTGGTTGATACAAATCGGTACAAAGCCTGTTATTATAATTATAAGAGAACGACTTCATTAGGAATGCGCCAGTATGTTATGGACGCTTTTAACAAAGGAAATATTGAATTAAGGGATACCGGTAACATTATTAATAACCGGGAGAATGGAAATTATAAATATACAATATATCTGTTGTGTGGAGAAAATATACCTATTGCCAAACGTGTGTTTAATATGGATATTACTGATAGTGATAAAGGGAAAACGCCATATTTCTATATAAACCCGGGTAAGAATTATGGGTTTGAGGTATACAGAGAGTCACCTAACGGGAAAAAAGAAGTTGTTGTTGGATTCAGTTCGGTTAATGACGTTGAAACCTTATCGTTTCAGGATTTTTCAGACTGTGCATTAATCGGTGAACATGATTCTACCTGGTCAAGTATGAAGACATCGGTATTGCTGTGGAAACCAGTAAAGGACGACATACCGGACAAAACTTTATACCCGCATTTTTTTTACAATCAGGGAGTCTTGATGTCAACGAATGGGAATTTAAAAAGTCCGTTTCTTGATTTTTTCGCAATTCCATGTTTAAATGTAGGAGTTACTTCACAACGTCCTGGCAATGCAGATAATGGTTTTCAATTTTTTGATGTGACCCTGCGTAAACCTATATGGTGGAACGGTTCTTCATGGGTAGATGCCAGTGGTTCTACAGTGTAGTGTTTTACTAATTATTTATGGTATGAAAAATAACATCTTAGGTGCGGTGGTATATCTATCCACCGCCATAGTATTCGGTGGCAGCACTGCACTGCTGATGCTCTTTATCAAGGAGAACAGCGACCGTTGCCACTACTATAACGGCAAATGGGACAAAATAGACTTACTGTGTGGAGTTGCCGCAATATGTGCAGGTATGGTTGTAAATCATTATTTGTTGAGGTCATGAAAAAACTACCCTGGCTATTAGTTGTATTGCTGGCCATCGCTTGTGTGGCGGCTTGGCTCCGTCCGCTCGAGCCTTTGCCGGCAGAAATCCGTACCGAGACGAAGATACAGACGGTTGTTAAGACTGATACGGTTCTTATCTCCGCACCGATAGCGGTCTTTTGGCAGATATTGCCGAATGACACTGTACGTATAGGCGATACCTTGCTTCATCGCAAACGGGTTGTGTATGAAGATAGCTTGTATCGTGCGGTGGTGAGTGGATATGTAGACCCGCGGCTGGATAGTATGACTGTGTATCCGAGAACGGTTTATCAGACAGTGACGAATGACATCTATCATCCGGTCCCCATTAAGTTGAAGAAGAAGCGTTGGGGATTTGGGTTACAGGCTGGGTATGGTTATCCTGGCGGCATGTACGTAGGCGCAGGAATAAGTTATAATCTATTTGTATGGTAAGAAAGAAATTAACGATGTAGAAGTTGGCTTGTAGCTGACACTCTTTCGGGGCTTAGAGTAAAAAGAAAGCCCCCAACGTTCAAATAATTATTGCCACATAAAAATTTGAAAAAAGCATAAGACACCGCACGTTGGAGGCTTTAATATCTTCAACACGGTATCTTATGCTTTGTTCGTATATAATCAAATATTTTATGTGGCAGGGCAAAGATAAATATAAAATTCAGAAAAACTATGTGTAAGTCAGAAATCTTTGCCGAAACAATTAATCTCGTGGCGCAGGAGACCGAAATACCCGCCAGCCGAATACTATCTTCGGATAAGGATACGGAAACCGTAGACGCCCGCTATCTGCTTGTACAGTTGCTTGTTGAAAGGGGAATGTACCCTTCACAGATAGCTCCTAAAATTCACAAGACCAAACGCGCGATAAACTACATGATTTCCAATTTTCAAGAACGTATGGAAGGCGGGAAAATGTTGAGAATATATTGGGAAAACATTAGGAAAGCGTTGGGAAACAACTGATTTCATGGCAGTATCGGTATTTATACTTTTGTGATGCGGTTGATTTTGACCGTAATACAAAATATAAATCTCTATGGAAAGAACGTATGTCTTCAATCAAGACGGGAACAACGGAAATGGTGGCGGAAGCAAATTCGACATCATGGCTATGTTGCCCAACTTGATGGGAAGCAAGGGTGTAGACCCCGGACTTCTCGCTTTACTGAACCAGGGACGTGGCAGCCAAGACCAATGGGGCGGCTCGTGGTGGTTCATCTGGATTATCCTTTTGTGGTTCTGTTGGGGCGGCAACGGCTTTGGCAACCGCTTTGGCAATGGTGGAGGTCTGCCTGCCGAGCTTAACGGTGATGTCGGTCGTGAATACCTGATGTCAGCCATTCAGGGCAATGGCAATGCCATCAACCAGCTTGCTTCTTCTTTGAACTGCTCTACCCAACAGTTACAGAGCGCCCTGTGCAACATCCAGGGACTTATCGCCAATGTGGGCAATCAGGTGGGCATGTCAAGCCAGCAAATCATCAACGCATTCCAGTCCGGCAATCAGGCTGTTCTCACACAATTGGCAGATTGCTGCTGCAAAAATCAGGCAGCAATTGAGCGTCAAGGGTATGAAAGCCGCTTAGCAAGCTGCGAAAACATGAATACGCTTACACGCACAATGGAAGGGAATACGCGTTCTTTAGCGGACGCTTACCGTGAAGGATTCCAAGCACTTGTAGCAAAAATGGATGCGGCAGAGGCGCGTCGTCAGCAAGAAGCGTTGGCTGCTAAAGACGCTGAAATCTCTACTTTGAAAGGTGAAATTTCACAGCGTAATCAGAATGCAACTATTCTTGGAAACGTAACGCAACAAATTGCTCCAATAGTAGCAAGTCTACAAACATTGCAGGGAGAGGTGGATAAAATCCGCTGTTCAATGCCGCCTACAGTAGCAGTGCCATACCCGCAATTGCAAGCCATCAACACAGATTGTTTCCGTGCTGCGGCTTTCGGTGCTTACGCCGGTGATGCAATGTATGGACGTGGCGGTTGTGGTTGTAACAACTACTGGGGTTAATTCCGGTAAGAAAGGGGGTAATTATGTGGCCTAACTTTTTTACAGGATTTCCTTTCTTGTTCCCTACTATTGGAAGGGCTAATTTCAATACCCTTCCTACGGTAGCCGTAACGGTCGGCACGGAGAACGTGACTTTGGAGCTTCCTAACCATGCGTTCCGTAACAGAAGCTATGTAGGCGGTTTCTATGTCAGTCTCCGCCAGGCGATACCAGCCGGCACGACTGCTACACTCCCGATACTGATAGGGACTAACGGGGATACAAGACCGTTGCTGGCTTACAACAATGAGCCGGTGACTGTCGGCAACCTTGCTGGAACGGGTATCTACGAAATCCACTATAACAAGTACACCAACGAACTGTTCCTTGTTAACGGTGGGTATCGTCCGACAACCGCATCGGCACCGACTCCGACAGCAGAAGCAACCGCTCAAAAGAGCAAGTAGTTAACATGGGGCTTTGTGGTTGTTTCCAAAATGGGAATAGCCACACCCCTTTAAAATCAAACCAATATGTTTCAATCACTTCGTACCAATAACCAGTTGTATATACTTCATAAGGATGCTAACCCGTTTATCGAATACGGTCCGGTAGTCAGCGTTTCCGCTCCCAAGCCGAAATATCCTATGGCACCCCCTATGGGACAGTTGCCCCAAATGGAAATGGTTGTGGATGTCGTTGTCTGTATCAACGGGCAGAACACTACTTTCCAAAATCTACCTGCCGGCATGGATATAGCCGACTTTGGACAGAACGGTAATATCGTAGTGTCATGTTCTCGTGATGCGATGAACAACGAGGTCGCTTCTATGAAACAGAAAAGCATAGACATTATCAACAGCATGGACTTCCACAATTCCGTCATTGCGGGATGTGATAAGATGCTGACGCTCTTGAACCCCGAATTTGCAGAGAAACAACGTCAGGAACAGGAAATATCCTCTCTGAAAGGGCAAATGGCAGAAATGAGCAAGAACATGTCCGACCTTATGGAATTGAACAAACGGCTTATGGAACAGCTCGGAGTGGCTGAAACATCTAAAACAAAGAAATAATATGGGAATGTGGGAAATATTGGAAGAAGGGCGCGGAGAATATGACCGTGACTTCGGTATGAGAGGCGGTAATCCTATGGAAGAAGCCTATAGAGAGGGTTGCCGTCATGGTTACGAGAGAGCCATGCGTGAGATGCAGGGCGGTGAAATGGGCTATCGTAACAGCGGTGGTTCACGCGGTGGAAGCTATAGCGGCGGCTTAGATATGGGCGAACGCCGTATGCCGGGTTACTTCCCGGAATATCCGGTTTACAACGAACGCCGCGATTCACAGCCTTACGGTGATGATATGGGCGAACGCAGACGCAGACGCGCCAACGGAGAGTTCATGTAATGGAGAGGGGATTATTCCCCTCTTTTGCCAATCACTTAAAATCAGGAAAATATGAAACAAAGATTAGATACATACGACAGAATACCGCCTGCAATGGCTGACTATCTCAGCCAGTACGGATGGCATTTCAGCAAGAAGATGTGCCTATGGGCTGTTTCCCGCATGAAGATGGAAAATAAATCTACGGGTAAAGAAGAAAAGCTGGAGCCAATCAGCAAAGAGCAGGTAGAGGAGCTTCTGAAAAAGTACAGTGTAAACCTGGAGAAAGATGCAGGGTACGACAGCGTTTACGTGGCAAACATGGCAAAGTCGGATTACTACAAAAGTTCTATCACTGACGAAGCCCATCTCGCATTGTTCATTAAGGATTACATAGATGATGTGGACGCTTACAATGGAATGCCTTTCACGCGGTTCTATGCCGACTGCATAGGCTCTGGCAACCCGATTATTTGGTCTGAATTAATGTAATTCATATATTTGCATAAACTAAAATTTGTGCTATATGAAAGAAATTTGGAAACCAATTAGTGGATTTGAAGGACTTTATGAAGTATCTAATATGGGAAATGTAAGGTCTGTTGACAGGATTGTGAAAAGAGGGAATTGCTTTGAAAAAAGAAAATCTCACCTTATGTCTGCTGTTGCTTCTGATGGTACTCATGGATATTCTTATGTAAACTTATATATGAATGGTAAAACATACCCGAAAAGAGTGCATCGGTTAGTCGCAGAAGCATTTATTCCTAACCCTGAAAATAAGCCTTGCATTGACCATATTAATACTATAAGGAACGATAATAATGTTGAAAATTTAAGATGGGTAACATATAAAGAAAATGCTCTAAATAATATAACATATTCTCGATGTAAGCAAAATACTTATTCAAAGGATTCAATTAGAAAAGCCTTAGAAACAAAAAAGAAAAACAATAAGAAAAGAGCTCCTAAGACAGTCTACCAATTTGACAAGCAAGGTAATTTTATCGCTAAGTATTATTCTGGAGCGGAAGCATCAAGGAAAACAGGAATAGATCATAGCAGTATAATAGATGTATGTAATGGAAAATTAAATACAGCTGGAGGTTATTTTTGGGGATATGATAAGGATAACGTTAATATCAGAGAATTGCCTGTTACTGCCAATGCAAGGAAAGTTTTGGTTTATGATAATCAATGGAATTTTATAAATGAATTTGGTTCTGTGTCCGAAGCAAGCCGTTTTACAGGTGTTTCAAAGTCGCATATAGCAAGAGCTACTAAAACTAAAAAACCGAAAGGTAAATATGGATTTAGATATAAAGAACAAAAAGAAACATTTAAAACATGATAATACAGGAATTTTACATACCGGATTATGATTGGGAAGTAAGGGTATATTATGCGGTGGACTGCTATTATACCGACCGTATCATCGCCGACCTTCAGCGGGTTGGATGCAGGGGGCTGGATTTGGTGAATGCCTATAAGAACATGCGCTCCTGCAATCTGAATACGGGTATCACTTACTCCAATATCCGAAACAGGCAAACCGTAATGGTTATAGCCCTTACTTCTTCCCCGGCAGAGTTTCAAAACTCTTTCGACCATGAAAAGGGGCATCTATGCCGGCATATCTCACGGGCGTTCGGCATCGACCCATACGGGGAAGAGGCGCAGTACCTTAGCGGATATGTGGGACAGAAGATGTTCCCGGTAGCGAAGAAATTTTTGTGTGAACATTGCAGACGTAGCTTATGTGGAAAATAGTACAAGCCATTTTATCAGGCAAATCCCGGGAAGAAGTATATAACATGCTTTCTCCCGAACAGAAAGAGACGCTGAACAGCCTTGCCGCGGCAAATGGTATAAACCGCCAACAACGTAGAAAACTTGAACGTGATGCGAAAAAGGGATTACATAGATGAACTGCTTGAATTGGCGGACAATGTCCTTTACATGGACTATTGCCGCCTTTTCCGGGTTATCCAATGGAACGTTTAGAACGCTTTGAACGGGTTCTCCATTGGGTTATACCGCTTGCTGTTTTGGTGAGGGTATTAGCTTGGTGTCTCTAATTCTTTTACTTTTTGTAGGGCACAGCACAATACATATATGGTGCTCATGTTCGATTTGACAAAATCTGTATTCCCGTCATCTACGTATTGCACATAATCAAAAGCTAGTTCAATAAGCTCTTCCCGTAATTCTTCGGGAGATATGCAGTCTTTGAATAATTCGTCTATTGCGCTAAGGTCGTATTGCTTCTTAGCGGGTGTTGTATTTCTTTCCATGATGAATATTTGTTTAGTCTTTTAGTAAAAGCCCGCCCGGAATAGGTACGGGCAGGGCTTGGTGATAAAATTTAGGTTGTTACAAGTTGTCTTCAAGATAGTTGTTCAGATAGTCACGTAGCTTGCGAATATCATCTTTGTCGGACACAGAAAAAGCAAACTCCGTTTCTGCATCCTCATCACACATTGAAACAAATAAGAGCGGTGTTTCAGAGCCTATTATTTTATTCCCGTTTTCATCAGTTGAGTAAGAATAAGACTTCTGAATTTCTATCTTACCCCCGCTATCTCCGTCTAAAGTGCATGCTTTGTTCTTTTTACACCAAGATTCACATTCATCGTAACTCATATCTATCGTTTGAACATATTCAAGTTTCTTATCTGAATCGGTGGCATGGTATTCGTCAAGTGTGGAGCAAAGATATTCCTTTAGCCTAATGGCATCATGATATGGAATAATCGTCTGTGTTACTGAATCATCAACAATGAGACAATTTATAGAGTCGTTCTCAATCATTGTAAATTCAAAAACGGGAGTGTCGGTTGCGTCAGATACTATACATGAGCCTCTCTTAGCTTCTAATGATAATGCTTGGGTTTTATTTAATTGGTTTAATTCTAATCTTTTCATAATGTCTAATTTAAAATTAAGTTGTGAACACCTCATGCTGGATGCCCATTTTATTAGTTAATATTTAGTTAGTTATGCTACATTCATTAATGACAGCAATTCATCCGATGTTTTCAAGAACCATATAGGAGAAGGGAATGAAGCGTCTTTGTATTGGTGCATCTTCCCATATTTCTCACCTTTCTTTGTGATAACCCATTGAGGAACGTCTTTCCCTTTGCTTTTGCTGTACCTTGTGACCTTTTCTATCAATCCTGCTTCAAGAAGTCTTTTATTCCCTTCTTGTCCGCTCATAAACTTCCCTTTTTTATTCATAATTCCTTTATGTTCGAGAAGTTCTGATATTGGTAGTGCCGCTTCTTCATCAACAAATTCGGGCAATGGCAATCCGAAAGGTTCTGCAATCTTTTGAAGCATACTCAAAGTAGAATGATTGTCAAGGCTTAGAAGTTTCTTGGCTTCCTTTACCCATGTAATTTGGTCTTTCAGCACTAACGACTGCTGGGGTTTCTTTTTGTCTTCAATAGTTTTATGAACGGCGTGATGGAATACTTCCCTGTACACCTCAAAAACAGCTCTTACTTTTCTTGCAATGAAGAACTCCATACAGGAAACGGTGAGTTTATAATCAATTTTATTACTACCTCCCCAACTTACTTCATCTTGCTTGCCATTTTGGGCAAGCGTCTTGTAATCAACCCCCTCAATAAACTGTTCATTTGAAGTCAATGCTCTAACAGCCTTTCCTTTTTCAGAATAGACTAAGGGCCAAACTTCATCGAGATTTACGGGAAACTCGTCATCAGATTGTGACAACTTTAACACTGCGTTGAAATACGCTTTGATTTCGCTTTCGCTACTCTCCTTTGATAAAATAATCTTTTTAGCCATTTTTGTAACGTTTTATGGCATTGCAGAAAGAAGACGGTCTGCAATTAACCCGCCGTTACACATACCTAAGAGGCAGTTGGGAGGCTATTAACTCTCCACACGGGTTTGCAGACCGCTATAATATACAGCGTTAGCTTACAAGCATAAAAAATGCCTGCATAAAGCAGACAACCGCCTGCCTCTTAATATGTGTAACGCTGCAAATATACCTCTAATTTCTATAACGCCAAATAAAAAACTTAATATTTTACTTTTCTACCCCACATCATCGCGTTATACAACGAAGTGGCATACATCTTAATCTCATCCTTGCTTTCAAGGAAATCAACCTTAGAAGCTGCTATCATAGCCTCTGTGTAAATCTTTTTGTTTAAAATATTATTCTCTTTCATATTATCTGCATTTAACTTTTGTAAGTCCATACTTAGCCAATCTTAGATATATCGTCCTTACACTTACATTCAACATCTCTGCCATTCTGCGGGGCTGTATATTTTCTTCCTTGTACAACTTGGTAATGTTTTCTTCCGAAAGTGGGTCAACGAAAGGTTTCTTAGGCTCTGTTATCCCCATCCGTTTACGTGCTTTCGCTGCATATGCTTCATTCTGTTTGTCTTTTGTGACGTAAATAACAGTGGTCTTGTTAAGGCGTAGAGGAAATAGCCTTCTTTCCACTTCCTTGTGTTGTTCGGCAAGGCTTTCTACATCCCCGTTGACCGTAGTGTCAATCTTCTTGTATTTGTCCGGGATGCGGGAATGTCTGTCTCTGATTATTCTGTCTGCTCTTCTCATGACTTCTCTTCATTGTCTGAAAACACTAAATTTTGTACTTCTTCTTCCCATATATCTCCCTCATTTCCTTCAAAGTCAAGATATACCGTATCTTTAGGGCTTGGATTGTTGAAACTAGAAAGCATCCCTATTACCTGCATGGGTATGGAAAGTCTTTCTCCTTGTGGTGACGGGAGTTTTATTCTCACCCGGTCACCGATTTTTAATTCTGTTATATCCATTATTTTATTATACTAAATTATGATACCATTTATCTGCATAACTGAACCATCCTATAATGAATGATTTACCGAAGAGGGTTGCTTTGTATAGTTTACTCATGCGTTTCTTTGTTCTTTAATTTATCAAGGAACTTACTATCTCCCGAATAATTCACACCGATAGCCTTTTTACTTTCAACAATCTGTTCCAAAAGGGTTATAGCTTCCTTTTTCACTTCTTCTACTTCATTATAACCGCAGGCTTTATCAACCAACTGCTCCATAGTCGATTTAGGCTTGGAAAGCTGTTCTTTGAGCTTGTTTAATCTCCAGTAGCAGTAATCAATTGTGGCGACGTGTTCTAAATTACTCATAGTTGCTTTTTCAATAATTCCGGGCTGTCGTAAATATTGCCTGCATATCTAATCCCGAACATATCTATCATTTGTCCTATTGGCTTATTTCCAAGATTTTGAGACAGAACTTCTAATAGCACAAAAGAACCGATTTTATCACTATACACTACTTCACATAGTACACCAGTGCATTCAACCAAATCATGCTCATATATTTCTCTATCATTGTATTTAACTCCCGTGAACTGCCCAACAGTTTCAGCCCATACGTCATCGCACCGGCAGTTTTCCGGAGAATATATCTTTGCCTTGTCTGTGAAGATAAGTCCGTTTTCGCCCCTTCCGGCAGTATAGAAAAAAGAGAGAAATCCATATATCCATTTCCCCGTATCAGTACTTTTCCCTCTGAATTTTATTTCACGTTTCATAATCAATATCTTTTCTCGTTTTTAATCAATCAGTTCAAATTCATATACGAAAACATAAGGATTGGACGCCCATGTACCTTTGCCGGAGACTTTATCTATCAGTTCTGCGAATGCGTCACGAGG